TAAACATTTGGCCCTCCTGCGCCTATTCTGTTAATGCTTCACCCTGGGAACACGTAGGTTAAATAGCCAATACCGTCAGTTCGACGGGAATTAACGCTCGCGTTTCGCTGCTGCCAACCCCAAACTTATCGAGAGCAACAATGAAGACAACCTGTAAGTTCGTGCTCGTGCTGATGGCGGCAGCCGCTATTGGCTGCGGGCAACCGCCATGCCCCTGCGAACATTGCAACAAGTCGCCCTCCTGCGCCTATTCTGTTAATGCTTCACCCTGGGAACACGTAGGTTAAATAGCCAATACCGTCAGTTCGACGGGAATTAACGCTCGCGGAGATGGCCCAGTGGGGTCGTCGCTGAACCGAGAATCAAACGTGTTTTGAAGAACGAGACCACTCTATGCTCGATCCGCTACCGCCTGACCAGCTTGCCAAACTGCTGGACAAGCAGAATGGCCGCTGCGCAAGCTGCTGCGACGAGCTGCCTAAGATTGAGCTAGCCACGGTGTTCGACGGCCTAATTCTGTGCCCAAATTGCTCCAAAGAGGTCAAAAGTCCATGCTGAACATGCTGTTTTCCAACAAAACCACGATTGTAAACGCTTTGACCGTCGCGGTCGGCGTCCTCGGCTATCTCGCCGGTAACGAGATCATCGCGCAGAACCCCGCCTGGACCGCCGCGCTGCTGTCCGCCGTAGGTGCCCTGAACGTCGTGGTCCGCCTGTTCGGCGCTCCGGCCCCAGCCGCCAAGAAATAATTGTGGAGTGCCGCCTGCATGTCTTATCCAGCTACCTGCGCCCGTAAGGGCTGCCACAAGCTTGTCAAGTTCTCGAACACAGCACTGTGTGACGACTGTTTCGCAGATCAGGCGGCGAAGTACCACGGCAGTGATACCAGTGTCTCGATCCCGTACCGCTCGCAGAAGGACATGGATGCCGTCTCTGTGAGCAAGTTCACAAAGGCATCCGAATGAACGTCACGATCAATAAGCAAGTCGCCAGCACTGCCGGCGGTGTGCTGCTCGCCTTTGCTATTGTCATCGCAACTGTCGGGCTCAGCAACGCAGCGAAGCTGCCGACCGGCGATACGGCCACCGTGGTCATTGAAGCCCCAGCTCAGATCGCCGTGGGCCAACTCGCAACACTCGACGTCTCCAAGAGCCAGGCCACGAGCTTCTCGTGGAAGGTTGTCCCCGAGACCAAGAACTTCCGCGTGATTGACAACGGCCGACAGGCAGTGTTCAGCGGGACGGCTGGCGAGTACCTGTTCATCGTGGCTGCCGCCCTCGGCGATACGGTGGACGTGAAGACACACAAGATTACCATCGGTGACGGTGGCCCGTCGCCCGGCCCCGATCCCGGCCCCGATCCCGATCCCAATCCCAATCCCGATCCAAACCCGAGCAATGAGCTTGCTCTCAAGGTGGCTGAGTGGGCCGCAGCCGTGCAGTCACCGACCCCGCGTGACGACGCCATGAAGCTGGGGCAGAGTTTCCAATCGGTGGCATCCACGATTTCGGCCGGGGTGCTTACCGAAACGTCGGCCATCCTTGCCGCAACCAAGAATTCTAATCAGGTCGCCCTCGGCAATCACTCCGCTGCATGGGCCTCCTTCATGCAATCGCTGAACGCCGAGCTAAAGACGCTTGCCTCGGCCGGTCAGTTGCCGGACGCTGAGGCCCATGCGATGGCCTGGCGCTCAATCGGCAATGGCCTTCAGAACTACGCTGAATCGCTGGGCGCCAAAGGTAAACCCTCCAAGAGATAAGGACGTCACATGAAGCTCTCTCGCCGTCAAATGCTCGCCATTAGCGGCGGGATGCTGTTGAGTGGGGCTGCGGCGGGCAGTGTTGGTATGACTGGCCTAAGCATCGGCCACCCGCCGATCTACGGTGGGTGGCTCAATCTGCCAGCCGAACGTGCCCAGTTCATCACTGACAACGCGAAGCCGTTCTTCGTGCAACAAGCCGGTAGCCTCAAGGGCACCGGTCAGAACAAGCAAGTCCTGCTGTGGCAGGCACTCGAAACGGCCCAGAGAGCCAAGTTCAGCCCGCGCTTCCAGGACATTGGAGACTGCGTGGGGCAGGCCACGGCCCTTGCCGCCGATACACTGACCGCCGTGCAGATCGTTCTGCACAAGCGGCCCGAACTGTGGAAAGGTGTGTGCTCCACCGAAGCGATCTATGCCGGCAGTCGGATTGAGATCGCTGAAGGTCGGTACTGCTACGTCTGGAAACGCGGGCGCATGATTCCGATCGACGGCTCCACTGGCGTCTCTGCGGCCACCTGGCTGCGGGACTACGGTGTCCTGCTTCGCGGCAAGTATGGCAACATCGACCTGACAAAATACCGACCCGACCTGGCCCGCGAGTGGGGCAGCTTCGGGCAAGGCGTGCCTGACGAACTAGAACCGATCCTCAAGCAGCACCCGGTCAAGACCGTCACCCTCGTGACGTCCTGGGAACAATGCTGTGACTCGATCGCCAACGGCTACCCAGTGGTCGTGTGCTCGAACGTCGGCTACAGCAACGAGACAGACGCCGCTGGCTTCCTCGCACGCGGGTCAGAGCCTTGGAACCACGCTATGCTGATCTGGGGAATTGACTCCGCGAGCAGCCGACAAGGTGGCTGCATTGCGAACAGTTGGGGCGCGAATTGGATAAGCGGCCCGCAGCACAAGCTGGGGACGCCGCCAGGGTGCTTCTGGGCTGACGCCCGGAACATCGACGCAATGTTGAAACAAGAAGACAGCCTGGCAATCAGCAATTACGTTGGATACAGGCGACAAGAACTCGATTACTTCTTGGTGTAATGGATTGCGACATGATCATACGCGCAAAGGATTGCGACTGGCCCGACACAACCGACGCACGGATTGATGAAATCAAATCAGAACGGAAGCTGACCAAACTCAAAGTGGCGCCCGACCGTGAAAAAACTACTGATACTCCTGACCCTGATAGTGGTGGCGACCAATGTTTCGAGCATGGCTGAACCTCAACCGACTGATCCTCAGCATCAGCTACGCCGTGAGGCGGAAGCAGCGGATCGACTGGGACGCGAAGTTCAACGAGTTCCTAGCAATAGTGAACCATATTCTCGACGCGAACGGCGTGCACAAGCGGTAGCCGACTGCCCCTGTGGCCCCGACTGCCAGTGCCCTGACGAAGCGGTCTGCAAGAACGGCGATTGCAAACGCAATTACGCCATCTTCTTCACCGCCGAGTGGTGCGTCTACTGCCACAAGATGCTGCCAACGATCGAGAAACTCCAGAAGGCCGGGTACATCATCTATGTCTACGACGTGGACGATTACCCCCTGCTGACGAAGAAGTATAGTGTCCGGTCGATGCCAACCACGATCTTTATGGACGGCGGTAAAGAAGTCCACCGGATCACTGGCGCCGCCGAGTTTTCGGTGCAAGAACGCCTGAAAACGCGAAAAGAACAAGGTGGCGCTTACGACCTCTAACCCACTGGTGTGCGAATGGAATCCGTCGTCAACTTCACCCGCGCGTTCGAGTCTGTCTTTGACGAAATGAAGGCCGCAGGTCGCGTGAACGACCGCGATGGCAAGATGATCGCGGGCATGTTGACGCACCCCGCCCGTACCACGAAGCACGGCCTGCGGGTCAACCGCATGAATCGAAGCCACCGCCGAGTGCGGTGGCTGTACCTGCGGGAACATGGCCTACCGTTCGGCACGACGCTTGATTGGAACAACCTGATCCAGTGGATCAAGGACAACTGGGTGGAGATCGTAAAGGCCATCCTGTTCATCCTCTTCCTGTTCATCTGACATGGCTCTACCGAGACACCGCGAACGACGCTGCCGCAACTGCCCTGAACCGCCGCCCGAACCAACGAAGGTCGCGGCTGAGAAAGCGGCCGGGCGACTCGCCGACCGACTCATTAGCGTCGAAGGCGAAGCTGACCGACTTTGGAATCACGTCCTGTTTGGCACCGGGACGTGCCTCGGGATGCTTCGAGGATACGCCGACCGGAATATGCCAGGCGACCCGCTGCCTGGCCTGCACGATCTACGCGATCGGCTGAACGAGATCATCACCCTGCGTGAGAGGCACGATGTTAATTCACATTGAACCAACGGCTGAACAACTTGGACGTCTGACCGTTCGCACACGCAACGCCGTGCTGTTTGAGGCAGACTCCGTTCAGCCATTTTCGACGCCACACGAAATCGTCCTGCCGGAAGGCGTGGCCGAGGGCGACGTCGAAGTGACATTTGTGGGGATCAGCACCGGCAATCAGCCCGTGGGTGCGGCCAGCGTCATTAAGCCGTTTGCTCCCGAGCCCGAGCCCGAGCCCGCTCCCGAACCCGCTCCCGAGCTGCCCCACTACATGCCGCCGAAAGGCAGCAAGAAACACGCGACCGAGCGGGATGACCGCTACACCGCATAACGCACTGCGAATCCCGCCACTCCAAATCGGTCGCTGACACATGGTTCTAGGCATTGACCACCAGATCGATAAGATCGAAGCCATCCAACAGAAGGCTGAGGTCGTTGGTGAATACGCTTTCGTCAACACCCTCGCGAACACCTTGCGTGGTCTGTACGTCGCCAAGCACCAGCATGAGATTCGGACCCACCAAGCGGTCCACAAGGATGCTGTACGCGATGCTATCCAGCAGATCACCATGATCTTTGCGAGGCATGTCGCTACGCACGTCCCCGATTGGCCAGGGGTGGCCCGCCTGATTCACAACGAGTCCACGGTAGTCCTAGACGCGCTGGAAAACTCCAAGCAGCAGCAGGTTAACCTTGACTGCAAACGCACGCGATAACAAACGGCTACCAGGTGCTGGCAAGAGGAATAGCTGCGTCGTCTACGAATACGTTTGGGGCGGTGAGTGCTGGGACACCGGGGACGGGGCCTGCAACGCAGCCTTGCGAGCCATGACGCCACACATAGTGGGCATAGGACGCAGCGGTTACCCGCCTGTGCTCCCACCGGGGAAGTGGGTCCGAGATCACAGTGTCTTCCCGACATGCTGTATCTCGTTCCTTGCAGCCCTAGCGATCGCAAGTTTCCGCTGGCGGGCACTCCGACAGGAAACTAAGACTGCGAAGTGTTATCTGGTAAGTAGGTTTCACTTAACTCGGTGGTCGCATGCGCACCGGCCACAATGGAACACACTTGGACCAATTGTGAACCCATATGAGCACGTTCCATATGTGCACGGCTGCCCATATGGTGGACCACAAAAACGGTTTAAGGGGCGAGGCTGGACATATCGTGTACGCTGGTAGAACTGCCTATGTCATTCGCCGACTCCTTCTTGCAAGGACTGATGCCCTCAGTCTGTCAGAAATGTTCTGACTGGGCTCAGAATCGCCGGGTGATGCCAAGCCTGATCGATCCCTCAGTGTTGCGCCCGTACTCGTGGGAATACCACCCGTGGGTACGTGAGATGCACGACTCGCAGGCGTCCTTCAACTGTGCCATGAAGTCGGCACAGATGGGCGTCACCGAGGTTGGCATCAATCGTGCCTTCTACGTGCTCGATCAGTTGAAGCGGGATGTGTTGTATGTGCTCCCAACGACCTTGAACGCCTCGGACTTCTCTAAGGCACGGTTCAGCGTTGCGTTGAAGCACAGCCCGTACCTGGCTTCGCTGTTCACCGACACGAACACCGTCAACCTGAAACAAGCTGGCGACAAGAACCTCTATATCCGAGGTTCGCGCGGCGACAGCAACCTCAAGTCCATTCCCGTCTCGGAACTGATCCTGGACGAGTTGGACGAAATGGACCAGAAGCAAATCTGGCTCGCTCTCGAACGATTGAGCGGGCAGATGCGGAAGTCCGTGTGGGCGATCTCGACGCCGACGATCCCCAACTACGGCATCCACAAGCTCTACCTGTCATCGACACAGGAACACTTCGTCTTCGAGTGCCCACACTGCTCGCGGTGGACCGAGTTGAAGTGGCCCGAGCGTGGCGAGAAGGGCTCGATCGAGATCATCGGTGAGTCGCTTCACGACCCCCGCTGCCACGACTCGTTCCTGAAATGCAAAGAGTGTGACGCGAAGCTGGACCACCAGGACAAGCCAAACTGGCTCAGCGGGGGCACCTGGCAAACAACGGCGCCCAACGCCAACCCTGACAAACGCGGCTTCCACGTCAACCAGTTGTACAGCTTCACGGTCTCGCCCGGCGAGCTTGTCGAGGCGTACTTCCGTGGGCTTGGCGACGAAGCTGCCGCGAAAGAATTCTACAACAGCAAGCTCGGGATGCCCTTCATTGGTGAAGGTGCTCAGATCACCGACGCGATGCTGGACGACTGCATTGGCAACTACACACGCGATGAGGTCCGACCTCGGGTTGGTGCTCGCGACCGGCTGATTACGCTCGGCGTGGACCAAGGCAAGTGGTCGTATTGGACTGCTGTTGAGTGGTTCGTCGATCGCCTGTCCCGCGACGTGAACGTGGCTGCCAAGGGTAAGGTGCTTGCCCACGGTAAGTTCCACGAAGACGACTGGCACGAGCTTGACCTGTTGATGCGAGAGTGGCAGGTGCAAGCCTGCGTGATCGACGCCGACCCTCAGATCAATGAAGCCCGCCGCTTCGCCAAGAAGTTCACGGGCTATGCCTACCTCTGCCGCTACCGACGTGGCAAGGTTGGCAAAGAAATCTCGATCAGCGAACGCGAGACAGGCGCCCCACTAGCGACTGTTGACCGCACGAACTGGTTGACGGCTGCCCTCAGCCGCTTCCGCACGAAGCGAATCACGCTGCCACGCGACGTGTCGCTAGAATACCGCGAACACATGAAGCACTTGGTTCGCACCTACGAGAAGGACGAGATGGGCAACCCAGTTGCTGTTTTCGTCGAGACCGGTCCCGATCACTACGCCCATAGCTTGAACTACGCCGAGATCGCGCTGCCTCTTGCGGCCAGCATCACCACCGGGCAGGACGTCGAGAAATTCCTATGACCAGTACGCCACAAAAAACGATCTCGTTCCGGCATCCGTCCTATCTTGATGGGTCGATGTACTGGGACAAGTTTCGCGCGGTGTACGAAGGTGGCGAGAACTTCCGCCGTCAATACCTCAAGCAATTCTCAACACGCGAGACAAACGCCGATTATGCAGTGCGTCTGGAGATGACGCCGATCCCGACCTTCGCGAAGGCCGCGATCAACGACATCCGTAACTCGATCTTCCAGCGCCTATCTGACGTGAACCGCCTCGGCGGCAGCACCAACTACCAACACGCTGTCAACGGGCAGCAGGGTGGCGTGGATCGTCGTGGCGCCTCCATGAACAGCTTCCTCGGCCAGAAGATTCTGACTGAGTTGATGGTCCTTGGAAAAGTCGGCATCTTCGTGGACATGCCCGTCGTGGCAGGCCCCAGCCTGAAAGACGCCGAGGGCAAGCGCCCGTACCTCTACTCGTATGCGGCCGAAGACATCCTGGAATGGGACATGGCCAACCCCGAGGAACCCTCGGAGTTCAGCAGCCTGATCCTACGCGATCGGAACATGGCCTACGCCTCGTCCCGCCGCTTCCCCACGGGCGTCATCGAGCGGTATCGCGAACTGTGGATCGACGAGCCCACTGGCTTCGTCATGCTCCAGTTCTACAACGCGGACGGTGAAGCGACCGACCGCGACGGTAGCCTGGGCGGTGGCCCGATCCAACTGCAACTCACGCGCATTCCATTCGTCGTGCTCGACCTGGGCGACAGTCTTATCAAGGACGTCTGCGAATACCAGATTGCCCTGTTGAACCTCTGCTCGTCGGACGTCAGCTACGCCCTCAAGGCGAACTTCCCGTTCTACACCGAGCAGCGCGATCAGCGTGCGGTCGGTGGCCACTTGAAGGTCGTGGCCAACGAAGACGGTACTGCGACCACTGGCGGGCAAGGCGCCGACGACAACGCAATCAAGACGGGTGTTACCCAAGGTCGCTACTACGACATGGCTGCCGAACGGCCGCAGTTCATTCACCCCAGTTCGGAACCGCTCAAGGCTTCGCTGGAACTGCAAGGCAAACTCGAAGCAGACATTCGCAAGCTGGTGAACCTGGCCGTCCAGACTCTTGCCAGCCGCGCGTCGGCCGAGAGCAAGTCGATGGACAACCAGGGCCTCGAAGCCGGCCTGTCGTTCATCGGCCTCGTGCTGGAAGCCGGTGAGAAGAAAATCACCGAATACTGGGCTGCCTACGAGAGCAGTATTGTCAGCCAACGGCAGATAGCCACGATCAAGTACCCAGACCGGTACTCACTCAAGACGGACCTGGACCGGATCGAGGAAGCTGACAAGCTCTCCGATCTCATGTTCAGCCTACCCGGCAGAACGGTCAAGAAGGAAATCGCCAAGCTGGTGGCCGTAACGCTGTTCAGCGGTCGGGTGCCTGTGAGCATTCTCCAGGTCATCAACCAGGAGATCGAGGACGCCACCTACACCACCAGCGATCCCAAGGTCATCGAGATGGCCAAGGAACAAGGACTGGTCAGTGCGGACACGGGATCACTAGCCCTTGGCTTCATGCCTGGGGAAGCCAAGAAGGCCGAAGACGACCGAATCAAGCGGGTCGCTGCGACGATCGAGGCTCAAGCCTCGGCGGGCGGTCAGCAACAAAACAACAACCCTGGCGCGAGGGGCGCGGGCGATTTCTCAGCAGACCCAGTACAAGAAGCTCGCGACGAAAAGGCCGCAAGCCGTAACACCGACACACAGGACTCGACAAAAACCCGAGTTCGAGGGAAGGGCAAATGAACATTGACAAGCAATCGGCGGCTGAGTTCCACATTGGTAACAACACCGTGGGCACGACCGCTCAGAAGATGACCACTCTCAGCTTCCCGGTCTATAACCGGGTCCGCGTGAAAGCGGCCGCTGGCAACGCGGGCGTGATTTATGTTGGCTTGGCCAACGTGTCATCTGCCGAGTGCTACCCACTCGCGGCCGGCGAAGAAGTCCCCATCGAGATCGACGCCACGGACAAAATCTGGGTGCGTGCCAGCGAGGCTGCCCAAGGCTACAAGTGGGTATCTGTCTAGCATGGAAATCACTCAGGAAACCGTACGTGACCTGGGCCACGGCTGGGTCTCAGTCGGCCACAGTGCGCCAACCCTGGTCTGTGCCGTAGATCGACTCGCCTATAAGGGCGTGCTGGTCGTCTGCCCTGGTACCGGTGATGCTGACTCGAATACTGGGGCCACTGCAAACACTGTCCCGGTCTACGTCGGTGGCGCTGGTGTGGCGTCAGCCCAGTCTGCGGCAGGTGGTGTACCCGTCTCCCCAGGTCGTTCCTTCATCATTCCCATCGAACGGCCCGGTCAAGTCATTTGGGCAAAGGCCAGCATCTCGGGACAAAAACTTAGCTGGATGTTGATATGAGTATGCACTGGGGTCTATCGAGTGTTGGAGGCGGCGGCGGCAGCGAAGTCGGCCCTCCAGGACCGGCTGGCCCTGGAACCATCAACTGGCTCGACGCATACAACGGGGCCACGGCCTACGT